GACTAATTGGATATTACAAAGATATCCTATATATAGTTGTGATAGTATATCTTGGTTGTATGCACAAAAAAGTGGGCGAATTGTTGTATTTGATAAAGGAAATATAAAACCTCATAATATGACAAATATATTGTCTAAGACAAATAGTTATAAAAAAAATGACATTAAAAATGCATTAGCATATATGAAATATGAAAAGTATCTAACTAAACTCTGGGAAAAAAGAGGTATAAAATGGAACTAAAATGTGTTAACATAGAGTAGAAGTAATTTTAACTATTATAAAAATGAATGAAATAAAAGGGCGAGATATAATAGTGAATATTGATAAAGTAAAAGCTAATACCTGGAACCCTAAGGAGAGTATAGAGGAAAATGAAGAGAATAAAGAGAAGTATGAAGAAATTAAAAAAGAGATTGAAAAGAAGGGTTTATTTGAGGCAATTACTGTAAGAGAGTTAGGAGATAAATATGAAATATTAGATGGATATCATAGATGGTTAGCGTGCAAGGAGTTAGGATTTAGTAAAATAAGAGTTAATACATTAGGAGAGATTAGCGACGAATTAGCAAGGGCAATAACAGTTATAAAAGAGCAGAAGAAAATCCCTATAAGCGAATTAAAAGTAGCAGAGATTGTAAATTGGTATTTAGAAAAAGGAGTAAAGAAAGGGAATATAATGAGTTTGTTAGGATATAATGAAAATACTTTAGAAGAATATTCTAGTCTATTTAATTTTGACTGGGAAGAATATAAAGTTGAGTTTGGAGGTGGGGTGGAGGATGAGGAAGGAATTGTTGAAGAGGAAAATCTTTTAGGAGATAGAAGATTGATAATCAAGGTCTTAGAAGAAGACTATAATAAAATAAAACAAAGATACGAGGAGTTAGGTAAAAAGAAATTTGTTGGGAGGATAGTTAATATTTAATCTATTAAATACTATGGGTAAAAACGAGGGTAAAAACGAGCCAGTAGCACCAGGAAAACAGTTCACTTCTGAATACCAGCCAAGTCCAGAAGCAAAAAAGAAGGGTTGGGAAAGAAGGAGAGTTAAGCAAGAAATAATGGACTTAATAACAGAACTGAGAAACTTATCTATGAAGGAGTTATTAGATTTGATTGAAGACATTAAAAATAACCCAGACAGGCATACAGTGTTAGAAGCTAAAATGGTTCAATATCTTAAAGAGGATAAGTTTACAGTTGACTTTCTTGACAGGAATGTAGGTAAAGCGCCCACAGAAATAAAAGGTGAAATTAAAGCGTTTACGGTTAATGATATGAGAAAGTTATTTAATAAAAACCCTGACAGTAAACCTGAGGAATATAAGGAAGATGAATGAAGACTTTAACAATGATTTGCTCTACAATTTTAGTATTAAGAATAAGAATGCCGAGAAGGTTTTATTTACTCCCAATAAGGCACAGTTAGATTATTTAAAACGCAGAACAGGTAGAGATTATATACTAAAAGCAAGACAATTAGGATTTACTACTTTAGAACAGTTGAGAAAGTTAAAGAGGGTTTTGCTTGAGGAAAATATTACAGTTGTTACTGTCGCACAAAAGAAAAGTAAAGCACAAGAAATATTTACTATTGTAAAGTTTGCTTGGGACAATTTGCCAGAAGAGTTTAAAGAAGCGTATAAAGTAAAGTATGACAATGTTAGAGAGTTAGACTTTGGTATGAATGCGAGTAAATATTATGTAGATATAGACTTGCGTTCTGGTACTGTTCAAGATTTGCATATCTCGGAATTGGCATATATTAAAGATATAGAGAGTTTATTTTCATCGTCACTTGAGGCTGTCCCTAAGGGTGGAACTATTACTATTGAAACAACGGCTAATGGATTAAACAGGGCGTATGATTTATGGAGGGAGGCAGTAGAAGGTAAAAATGAGTTTACTCCCCATTTTTATAATTGGACTTGGGATGAAGGCTATTTTGAAACACCACCAGAAGATAGTAAGTGGAAAGAGGAGTATAAATTATTAGCCAAGAAATGTAATCTAATTTACGATATACAGAATAAACATCAATTATCAGACCCACAGTTTTATTGGTATTTTTTAAAAGCAAGAAGATTAAAGGAAACAATAAAGCAAGAATATCCTACTATCTCAGAGGAGGCATTTCTATCTTCTGCAATAAGTGTATTTGATTTATTCAAGGTTAGTCAATTAAAGGCGGGAAATGTAATCAGAACAGAAAAGGGTGTAAAAATATATCAAGAACCCAAGAAAGACCATAAATATATTATTGGAATTGATACAGCAGAAGGGCTTGGAGGTGATAATACAGCCTTGCATATTTGGGATGTAACGGATAATTCTAATCTAATAGAGGTTGCCAGTCTTGTTGACCCTAATATAAGACCAGACCAGACAGCACAGGTAACTATTGATTTGGGGAATGAATATAATGAGGCGTTTGTTATTCCAGAGAGAAACGGTTCAGGATTAACTACTGTATTAAAGCTAAAAGAAAAAGGATATAAAAATCTATTTGTTAATAGGCAGATAGACAAAAAGACCCAAAAGCAGAAAAATGAATACGGTTGGAGGACACAAAGCTCTAATAGGGATTTAATGATAGATGACTTTATAGAGTTCTTTGAAAATGATAATTTAACTATTAATTCACAGGAGTTAATACAGCAGATGAAAACATTTGTTAGAAAAAGTAACGGAAAAAGGGAACACGATGAGGGATATCACGATGACAGTTTATTTGCTAGCTTTCTAATAGTTCAAGGAATTAAGTTTTATAGGGATAATGAATATAAGTTTTATGATAGAAGTAGATTAGGGATATAGACTAGACTGATTAGATATGCTAGCATAGTAATATATAACTTTTAAGTAAGTTAAAATGTTTACAGTAGATAAAAATACGGAGCTTAATAAGGATTTAGTAGAAGAGGCTATTAAATACAATAACAGGGAAAGAGAACGATATACAAAATTAAAAAACTATTATTTGAGTAAACATGATATTCTCAATAGGAAAAAACCATTAGGTTCAAAGAATACTAAAGTTGTTACTAATCACGCAAAATATATTACGGATATAAATGTAGGGTTTTTATTAGGCAATCCAGTAACGTATAAGGTATTAGATGAAGGTATTAAGATAGATGATATTTTAATTGAATATGACCAGCAAACAATATCTGATTTAGATACGGAGTTAGAGTATAAGCTTTCTAAGTTTGGTAAAGCATACGAATTAATTTATAACGACGGAAACAGCGTTAGAAGTAAGGATGTTGACCCTAGAAATGCTATTTGTATTTATGATAATACTGTTGAGCATAATAAATTATTTGGGATTGTATACCAGTTAAAAAGCTCTACATTACAGAGAGGTTTAGAAGATTTGACCATATATTCAGATAGGGAGGTATGGAGAAATTGTGTTACTAAAAATGGAGAGATTGCTATTGGTGAAAGTGAAGTACATGCATTTGGAAAAGTACCGTTAGTAGAATTTAAAAACAATTCTGAAGGGCAAGGAGATTATGAGCAGGTTATACCTTTAATTGACGCTTATAATATCTTACAGTCGGATAGAATAAATGATAAACAGCAATTAGTTGAGGCAATTCTTTTAGGTTATGGTATTGAATTAACTCCCGAACAGAGGGAAGATTTACAGAATAGTAGAATGATATTTGGTTTACCTCCTAAGGGGGAGGCAGTTATAGATTATTTATCAAAGAGTTTAGATGAAAGTCAGATAGATATTTTGAGAAAAAATATAGAAGACGATATACATAAAATATCACTTACGCCCAATATGAGCGATGAAAATTTTGTAGGGAACTCAAGTGGAGTAGCAATCGCTTATAAGCTATTACCTTTTATGCTAAATCTAAAAAATAAGGAAAGGCTTTTTGAAACAGGTTTGATGGAAAGATTAGAGATATACAACAACTATTTACAGAGTATTAGTAAGGGAACAAAACTAGAGATTTATAAGGTTGACGCAGTCTTTAAGAGAACCTTACCACAGAACCTATTAGAAATTAGTCAAATAGTTAATAACCTAAGAGGAATTGTTGATGACGAAACCTTGGTATCCCAGATACCGTTTGTAGAAAATCCTAAAGATAGTATTGAAAAAGCGAAAGAGGAAGGACTTCATAGGTTTGTGGAAACTACCTCAGGATTTGGAACAGGTGAGCCGAATGAAGCTGAATAAGTTAATCTTCAGGGTAAATGAGTAATTACTGGCTTGAAAGAACAAAAGGTCGTTTAGATTATGCAGAGGTTATTGGTAAAGGTGCTATGGAAGATATCCTGCCCATATATGAACAGGCGTTGAGAAATATTAATAAGGAAATTAATAAACTATATTCAAAGTATGCTACCGAGGCTGGACTTGACGTTAGAGAACTTACAGAGATTTTGAGTGGAGCAGAAAGAAGTCGTTTTCTTGTTGACATTAGAAATAAAATGCTTAAATTAGGGTTTGATTTAGGTGATGTTTATGACCCTCGTTATATAGGAAGAATTACTAGACTTGAAGCAATAAAGCAGCAGATATATTGGGAAATACAGCAAATAGCACCACAGGAAGAGGCTATAAGTGAAAGTGCTTATAAAAAAATTATAGAGGAAAGTTACAAATCAAGTAGGACTGATATTAGAAAACATTTAGGAAAGGATTATAGAGCTTTTGCACAGATAGACGATACTGTTGCGTATCATATTTTAAGAGAGAACTGGAAAGGTGGAAATTATTCTACAAGAATATGGGCGAATAATGCTAGGTTAAATATTAAGATACAGGATGTTTTACCTAAGGTGATTGGTGGTGGTTTAGTTAGTGGTATATCACAAGAGAAAATGGCTAGGCAAATTAGAGATTATTTTGACGTTGGAAGGTATAATGCAATGCGATTGGTTAGGACTGAAACGAATTATTTTACCAATCAGGCGGAATTACAAAGTTATGTTGATGAAGGGATAGAATATTATAGGTATGAAGCAATTTTAGATGAGAGGACTTCAGATATCTGCAGGAGGACAAATGGAAAAGTCTTTAAAGTTACTGAGGCAGAAGTGGGAGTTAACTACCCACCCTTACACCCTAATTGTCGTTCAGATACTACGTTAGTTTTTTCTGGAGAGGCAAAGGAAGAAAAGGTATGGAACAAGACTGAATGGCTACAAGAAACAAAAGAACAAGAAGAGCCAGAACCAACCAATGTAGAAGAAGCGTATCGTGAAGTTTTAGAAGCTCAGAAAACAGGTTATGAAGCTGAACACGAGGAACCGTTTCAAACTACTCTTTAGTCGTAGACTACCGTCTAGTTATAGACTATCGTCTAATATGCTTTAACTACCCATTACAAGCCCCTAGTTTAGGTTTTAAGACATTTGATTTACAGTTCATATATATGTATATCTAAAAACCTTTAAAATTGATTTTAGAGGTATTGACTAGTGAAGGAAGATATGCAATCATAATAATGTAAAAACCTGACGAGGGTTGAACGGATAAATTTAGTTTAAGGTATTATGCCTAAAAACAAAAAAGACACTCAAGATACTGAAACTCCTGAAGTATCTAAAAAAGAGGAAGATAAGGAGGAGGTTTCATTTACAGACAAACAGCAAGAGAAAATAAATGAGTTAATGACTTCAAGGCTTTCTCGTGCTGAAGAGCAATGGAAAGAGAAGCTAGAAAAAATACAAAAGGAAGCCGAAGAGCAAGTAGCGAAAGCGAAAGAGGAAGGCGAAAGACTAGCTAAACTTTCTGCTAAAGAAAAGGAAGAGGAGCTACTTAAAAAGCAAAAAGAGGAGAGTGAAAAAAGAGAGAAGTTACTTTCTCAAAGAGAGAATAAGCTAGACGCAATTGCTTTATTCTCTGAAAAAGAAGTGCCTACGGAGTTAGTAGATTATGTTGTAACTACTAATAAAGAGGAAACTTTAGAAAATGCAGAAAGGTTTATTGAGAAGTATAAAAAG